CATCCCACATACAGGCTTCTACCTCAGAGAGGACTTGCGTCATGACTGGGCGGGCATCAATACTGTCTCCGGACACAACTTCCCGGTAAATCGCACCGATCGGAAGAGAGAGAGTCTTTGCCAACTCTAACAGGGTAGTAATGTGGCGTTCCAGAACATCAATCCCTAGCGCTTCCAGTTCGGCGTCTTTTCTTGACTTTCGTGCGTAGATAAAATAAGACATTGTATCACACTCCTATGTAATTGTATTTAAATTTGGGTACAAAAATAACAGCCAGCGCAAAACAAATGTTCCGCTTGCGTAGCTGCTCCGAAGATGATACAATATTCTTGGATTTCAATAGCATATCTTCGGATATGTATACCGTCTCTGTTGGCGCAGGGGCGGTTTTTATTTTTATTGAATAGTTAAATCTTGCTGTTGAAAAAATGCAGCAACTCTGTCGCCATGCGTCATATTTTCTACGCGAACTTTTACAGGAGAAGTGTCAGAAATTTCGAACATAAGACCAACATTTATTGTTGTACCATTTAAAATCCCTTTACTTGCATTTTGTATAGATTCATTTTCAGATGTCGTCATAAGCGGAGAACAGCTTATTCCATTTTGAAAACATCTAACATCGAACAGCTGACCCAAATATGCTTCACTATTTGTTTTGTTTGTAAAATCAAAATAAAGAATTACAGAATTTTGTCCAGAATCGCCAGTTGATAATTCGTAACCGGTGTATTTTAAAACCCCCTCGTCTGTTTCTACGTTTATGGAATCCACTTTTTCATATCCATCTTCCATATTGCTTGCTCCACCAGATTCTATCCATTCACTCTGCGACATGGAACTATCATTTTTTACAGCATCATTTTCTTTCAACTCTTTTTCCGTAGCTTCTGTTTTCGCATTGTTCTCTTTTTTCGGTTCTTTGTCTCCACCGCACGCTGTAATGGATAATGCCATAGCTCCTACTAATAACATTGCTACAATTTTCTTTTTCATAATTTCCTCTCTTCCCCTGTACTTTTCCCACAATTTATATATAAACGCCGAAGCGGTTATATCATTTAAAATTTTTAAAATCCATAATCTTTTCATCATATCCAGCTAGCCTTGCAATCTGGCTTTTTGTCATGCCTGGATTCTCATAGATTAAAGAATCTGGTATGAGAAGTTCTGCGGCAAATGTGTTAGCTTCATTTTCTTCTTTTATCTTAGAAAATAATGTGCTTCCATAGAAATAACAATCATTTTTTCTGTGTAATTGGGAATGACCCAATTCGTGACTCAAAATAAATTTCTCCATTGGGGTTCCTATTATTTTTTGATTTAGCATAATGCATTTTTGCCTTTTAATAAGTAAGTAGCAGCCTAATACATCACCAATATCACATATTTGATAAAGCGTATTTGTGTAATCACATAATTCATAAGGATTTCTTGTGCCGTATTTGCTTATTAAATTATTCACTATTGTTTTTACATCTTGCCTCAAGGTAATCACCTACTTTTTATTTTTGTTAGGGTTAAACTTGACCTTGTTGATTTCTTTAACAGTAGTTACCAATGACTTTAATTGCTGTTCGAATAAAATTTTTGTTTCTGGGCTCATTTCAGCACCATCAAAAAACAGCGGAGCCCCATCGTTCGACTCTAATTTTTTCATTAAGTCATTTACTGTCTTGGAAATGTCTCGCTGATCTCTTGTTGTTAATGATGTTGCATTATCCACATGATCCTCATAGAAATATGTTAATGGTACATTAAAGTAATCAGCTATTTTGGTAAGTTTCTCATCTTTCGGTTTACTTCGCCCATTCTTCCAATCAGAAAACGTAGACTTAGTTATACCTGTAGCTTTCGCAACATCTGCGTCTTTACATCCTTTTTCATCTCTTAACTTGCAATAAATTTCATACATAATACACCTCATAAAAAATTCTGAAATCAGTACAAAAAAGTATTGACAAGTTCTGATATCCGCACTATAATAAAGCTACAAAGTTCGGAAATCAAAACAGAATTGTAGAGCAATTCTTTGTCAATGTATCTGGTAAATATATTATAACTGATTTCCGAACTAAAATCAATAGAAAGTTCGGAAAAGAGGTGAAGAAATGTACGAAAAATATGTAGAGCTACGTGATTCAAAAAAAATCACGGACTATAGAGTTGCTTCTGACACAGGGATTACAAAATCTACATTTACTGACTGGAAAACAGGTAGAAGCAAACCGAAAGCAGATAAGCTAAAAATCTTAGCAGATTACTTTAACGTATCAGTTGAGTATTTTTTGGAGTAGGAATAGGAAAGAAACACGAAAGCGAGGCGAGGAAGATGGGAGCTACAAAGAATTTAGCAAGGCATGTGCAAGAGAACTCGGTCAATCTTTCGGCAATGTCAAGAGAAACTGGCATTCCGTACATGGCGTTGTATGACAGCCTTGCAAATAAAAAAAGAGCTCGTCTGCTATCGTTTGATGAAGCACTTGTTATATGCAGATTTCTTGGAGTAAACCCGATGGATTTTGTGGATGAAAAAGAGGAAAAGTGACGATGGAAAAAATAATATATCTAACATATTTATTTACTTTTTTAATATCAGCAATTCCTCTTTTATTAACATTGAAGATGAGCTTAAAAGCGAAAGAAAAGATGTTTTCACTAATCATTATCGTATGTTTGATATTGAATTTAATCTTGATTACTTTATCAGCCACAGGCATCGCCGAATACTGTGCCATCGTCTTTATATGAAAAGTCGTAAAAGTTGCAACATGACAGAGACATTTCAAATTCGAAAGTTTTTCTTGATGTGCGAACTTTCATGATCACCTCTTTGTCACACAATATGGCAGAGTCTTGTTTTCCGGCATGAAAAGCAAAGTAACCAGAAAGTGATGAATAAGGGGCGATGGTTATTGGCAAAGCAAAAGTAAATTCATTACGTGTGACTACTTTAGAGTCAAGATACCTCGTTAATGATTCGGATACAGGTATAGAGTCAGAAATTGACGTTCCGCCTTCTCCTGTTTTACTTGAGCTGATAACATGCCTTCCAGGCAAGGATAATTTTAAATCCATAACTGAAATTGGTAGAGAAGATTCATTGGAAAATGCAAGTTTTAGGAAAAATACCTCGTCAATACAATTGAAAAGTTTGGCTTTCGGAGTAATTGATAGATTTGTTATTTTCGAAATATCGCGCGCTTTCTTTTCAGATCTTAACTGCCATACAGATATAGCAGATAGTAGTGTTGCTAATGCAGTAGCTCCAGTTGTTATAGCATCAAGAATTGTATTATCCATTATGATTAACCTCCATTGAAATTATAAAAAAATTTTAGCATGGTATTAAATTATTTTCAATTATCAAAAAGCGAAAGGAGACACAATGAACCAATTAAAAATTTTTAACAATGAAGAGTTCGGTAAAATCCGAACAGTGACAATTGACAATGAACCGTGGTTTGTGGGGAAAGATGTAGCAGAAGCATTGGGGTATGTCAAAGCAAGAAATGCCATTGCAAATCATGTGGAAGAAGATGACAAAAAGGATGCCCCAATTCAGGGCGGCCTTGGTGGCACTCAATTGATGACGATCATCAACGAATCAGGTCTTTATGCCCTTATCTTCGGTAGCAAGTTGGAATCCGCAAAAGAATTCAAACACTGGGTAACATCAGAAGTTCTTCCCACCCTCCGTAAGACTGGGTCCTATGAAATGCCAAAGAAGAAACAAAGCAACGAGCGTCTTGCCAGCGTCAACAACGCAGTGAAGATTTTAACGCCGATGCTCCAAGCAGCAGGATGCAACAGCAAGATTCAGCTTCTGACCGCAAAATCACTTTATGAGAAAGCAGGAGTAAATCTTCCAATCACGATAGAAGCGGATCAGCAGTATGTGGATACGGTACATATTGCAAGGCAGGCAAGACTTTACTTTCAGAGTTCCGGCAAGCCGGCAGACAAAGCTGTGAATGAGATTATTCGTAGGTTAGATTTGTCAGAAGACATGTATACGGAAACATGGGAATCCAAAGGAAAGTGGCAAGGCACTGTTAGAAAATATGCGCCGGAAGTGATCGGGATGGTAGAGCAGTGGTACGCCAACAATGGATATCCAAGAGAAATCCCATACACACAGTGCGATGGACAAGTGAAGAAATATCATGTCATCGTCAGAGATTCGG